CTTGAAATGGCGCTGATTCCGGATTGGTTCCGGCAGGACATTCTTCAGGAATCCCTCGATACAAACAATGTGCTTGTCGAGTTTGCGGACATCACGGAGGCTGTGTATTTCGCGATGTTGTTCGAATTCGATGGTGACAAGCACAAGGTCCGCCATGTGCTGTATGCATGCCAGGCGTCCCGGCCGGAGGTGGCAGCTCAGACCAAAGAGGCCAGCATCACACCCAACACCGAGACCCTGCACATCACGGCAGACCCGCGTATGAATGACAATCTTGTCAAGGCCCGCACAACAGCAGATACTGGCGCCACCGCTTACAACGGCTGGTACAGCGCTGTGTATGAGCCCGTAACTCAGACGCAGGGCGGCTAATTGCGAAATCAGGAGGTAAACATGGTTGAAAAAACCGTTACTGTGGCGGGTAAGCAAGTTACTTTCCGCGCATCCGCGGCTTTACCCAGGTTATACCGGATGAAGTTTGGGCGGGAGCTCTTCGCAGACATGGATGTTCTCAATGCAGCGTTCAATACTCAGAAAGATCCAGAAAACGGGTCGAGCCTTCTGACAAAGGACCTTGTGATTTTTGAGAACATCGCCTATATCATGGCGTATCATGCGGACCAGAAGGTTCCGGACAATGTTGAAGATTGGCTTGAACAGTTCGACATGTTCAGTATCTATGAGATTCTTCCAGTGCTGCTGAGTCTCTGGGGAATCAATCTGGAGACAACGTCTGAACCTGTAAAAAAACAGGAACCAGCACAAGAGAAATGAACACAGCCCTTTTTATGCTACGATGTCTTGAGATCGGGATCACAGCGCGTGATCTCGATCTTTTTACTATCGGGCTTGTGCTGGACATGTTTGTTGAAAAGGGTAATGATTCTTTTGAATATCCTGTTATGGCGTCGCAGGAGAATTTTGACGCCTTCTAATAACTGAGGAAAGGAGCGGATGAAATGCCATCGCGAATCAAAGGTATCAACATTGAAATCAACGGCGATACTACAGGCTTACAAAAAGCATTGTCAGAAGTTGACAAGCACATATCGAATACACAGAAACAGCTTAAGGATGTTGAAAAGCTTTTAAAGCTGGATCCTACCAATACGGAGTTGCTGGCCCAGAAACAAAAGCTCCTTTCTGAAGCGATTAATTCGACGAAAGAGCGGCTTGAAACACTTAAGACGGCGTCTGAGCAGGCTAAGAAACAACTAGAGATAGGCAACATATCCCAGGAGCAGTACGACGCGCTCCAGCGTGAAATAGCATCGACAGAACAGAGCCTGCAGAAACTTGAATCGCAGGCGGAACAGTCAAAATCCGTGCTTGCAAAGTTTGGTGAGGTAGGCAAAACGCTGCAGGATGTCGGTGGTAAAATGACCGACATTGGCAAGACGATGTCAACGCATGTTACTGCGCCTATAGTGGCTGTTGGAGCGGCGGCCATTGCGTCTTTCAAGGAGGTCGACAAAGCCTCTGATACGCTGATTGCAAAGACAGGTGCAAGCGGCGAAGCTCTGGAGAAGATGCAGGATATTGTCACAAATCTTGCAACTTCGATTCCTACGGATTTTGAGACTGCTGGAACTGCGGTCGGTGAAGTGGCAACCCGTTTTGACGATGTCGGTGACAGCCTTGAGGAACTGTCAGGTCAGTTTATTAAATTCGCCCAGGTAAACGGCGTCGACGTTAACAGTGCTATTGACAGCGTGCAGGCGTCTATGGCGGCTTTTGGTGTCGATACTAAGGATGCATCTGCAGTTCTGGACACCCTGAATAAAATTGGTCAGGATACAGGCGTTAATGTTCAGAAGCTGACAGATGACATGACAAAGAATGCCGGTGTTCTCAAGGAAATGGGACTCGGCTATTCAGATGCGGCTACGCTTCTGGCGGGCCTTAACAAGGAAGGCATTGACGCGTCTACTGTCACCAGTGGACTGAAAAAAGCATGGGCTCAGGCATCCAAAGACGGAAAGTCAATGCAGCAGATGCTTGAAGAAATGAGCGATGGCATCCTTAATGCCAAGACAGATACCGAGGCATATCAGTATGCAACGGAGATTTTTGGATCCAAAGCAGGTCCGGCTATTGCTGAAGCGTGCAGAACTGGGCGTCTGTCTCTGGATCAGCTCGGAACGTCACTTACTGATAACGCTGGCAATCTTAATGAGACGTTTGACGCTATGCAGGACCCGCTTGATCAGACGTCTATGATATTTAACGAGCTCAAGGCAATAGGCGCTGATTTGGCATCGACAATGCAGACGCTGTTAATGCCGGTGTTTGAAAAGATACGGGGAGTGCTTAAGACCGTTCGGGAGGCATGGGCGAATCTTGATGACAAGACCAAGGAAAACATTGTCACAATTGCGGGTGTTGTTGCGGCTGTAGGTCCGGCGCTTGTGATCATAGGCAAGGTTGTGTCGGCTGTTGGTACCGTGATGTCAGCTGTCAGTGCCTGCAGTGGTGTGCTTACTGCAATTGCAGGCGTGATATCTGGTCCTGTTGTGCTGGCAATTGGTGCGGCTATAGCTGCCGGTGTTGCTATAGTGGCTAACTGGGATACAATAAAATCTGTTGCGGCAACTGTATGGGAAGCCGTTAAAACTACGATAGTAACGGTCTGGGAAGCCATTAAATCTGCAGTAACGGCAGCGGTTAATGCTGTAAAGTCTGCAATTGATACCGCCTGGAATGCTATCAAGTCGGCAGCTAGTACCGCCTGGAACGCGATTAAAACGGCCATTACAAACGCCTGGAACGCGATTAAAACAGCTGTAACCAATGCGGTTAATGCCGTAAAGACAGCGCTAGACAAGGCGTGGAACACTATCAAATCGGCTGCCAGTACAGCCTGGAACGCGATTAAATCCGTCATCACAGGTGTATGGGACAGTCTTAAGTCAACGGTATCAAGTGCGGTTGAATCGGTAAAATCTACGCTGAGCAAAGCATGGGACACGATAAAATCAGTGGCATCAACTGCATGGGAAGGTGTGAAATCAACAGTTTCCACAGCCTGGGATAATATCAAGTCTGCGGTAGGAACAGCAACCGCTGTAACGGCATCTGTTATCAGTACCGCATGGGACGGGATAAAGTCCACAGCCGGTTCGGCATGGGACGGGATAAAATCGACTGTTTCCTCGGCATGGGAAGGTATCAGATCAACCACAAGCAGTGTTGCCGGTACGGTCAGCTCGGCAATGTCAAGCGCGTGGAGTTCGATAAGCTCCACTACATCGACAGTATGGAACAGCATCAAATCTACGATATCTGATGTGATGGACAACGCCAAGCGCACTGTATCAAATGCCATTGAACGAATCAGGGGACTGTTTGATTTCAAGTGGGAATTCCCAAAGTTGAAACTGCCACATTTCACTATTAAGGGATCATTCTCTCTTAATCCTCCATCTGTCCCAACTCTTGGGATTGACTGGTACGCCAAGGCAATGAAAAACGGCATGATCCTTAATAATCCTACCATCTTCGGAGCCATGAACGGTAAATTGTTAGGTGGTGGTGAAGCAGGAAGCGAGGCCGTTGTGGGAACCAAGAGTCTGATGGAGATGATACAGAGAGCTGTAGATGTTGCCGGAGATACGAATTATGGTGGCGTTACGGTTAATGTGTATGGTGCTCCTGGGCAGGATGTTAACCAGCTGGCGACGATCATTGAGGCCAAAATTAATGCGAGTGTGAAACGAAAGGGGGCGGTATTTGCATGAAACACGAATTCATATATGCGGGCGTGAGCTGTCGTGATTTCGGGATCTGGAGCAACGGCCATAAAACCGCAAAAACCCCCGTTCGTGACGTGTCAAAGGTTGAGGTTCCCGGGCGTTCCGGGGACCTTATAATCGACAATGGCAGATATAAAAATACTACTCAGACATATAACTGTTTTGCGAATCGCGATTTTCTGAAATGTTTTCAGCGGTTTAGAAGTTTCGTACTATCAAAGACTGGGTATCAGCGGCTCGAAGATTCGTATGCTCCGGATGAGTACCGCATGGCCGCCGTTGTCGATACTTTCGACCCTGAGATAATCACAAGGCTTCGGGATGGCAGTTTTACAATCACATTTGATTGCAAGCCTCAGAGATATCTTAAAGTCGGCGAAAATGAGTATACGTTCACGAGTGACGGATTTCTTGTCAATCCTGAATTCTGCGATGCGCTGCCGTTGATCAAGGTTTCAGGAACTGGCACACTGAGTATTGGAGACAGCGTGATCACAATTTCCAGTAATCCAGGTACGATCACAATCGACTCGGATATTATGGATGTTTACAGCGGTACTACGAATTGTAATAGCTGCGTGGCTTTTTCAAATCACGAATTTCCAAAGCTGGGGCCCGGTGTGAACGGTGTTGAGATTGGCAGTGGTATCACTTCTCTGTTGATAGTTCCAAGGTGGTGGCGGCTATGATTCCAATACTTTTCGAAGCAACGGCAACAAACTTTAATAGTATGGGTCTCGGGATCCTGGCTGACGCGATTACCTGCGATGTTATCGAAGAGCGCAACGGTGAATTTGAGCTCACAATGACATATCCGGAGACGGGTATTCGGTTTTCGGATTTGCGGATATCAAGAATCATTCTAGCGGTTCCTCATACCGGTGCGGATGCACAACCATTTCGGATTTACAAGATTACAGCTCCGATAAATGGTGTGGTTACCGTTGATGCGCAGCATATCAGTTATCAGCTCAGTGACATTCCCGTCGGCCCGTTTACGGCGTCCACTGTTACCAGCTGTCTGCAGCTTATGGCGTCGCATGCGCTAGAACCTTGCCCGTTTACTTTCTGGACTGACAAGACAACTGCTGCAGCATACAATCAGGCATCACCTGAGAGCATCCGGGCGCGTCTTGGTGGTGTTCGCGGTTCGGTTCTGGACGTTTACGGCGGCGAATATGAGTGGGATGGATACACCGTAAAGCTCCATAACGCACGCGGCCAAGACCGGGGTGTTGTCCTCAGGTATGGCAAAAATCTAATGGATCTGACGCAGGAAGAGACCATAGAGGGCACCATTACCGGCGTTGTTCCAATGTGGGTTGATACTGAGGGTGGTGAATGCATTTATGCTTCTCCGGTGTATTCACCGTATGCAAGCCGGTACCCGTATAAAAAGACTCGGGTGATCGATTTCTCATCCGACTTCGAAACAAAACCAACGGTCAGTGACTTGACGGCGAAGGCACAGAGCTATATTGACTCCAACAATATCGGAATACCTAAAGTTGGAATTGATGTAAAGTTTGTGCAGCTTTGGGAGACTGAGGAATATAAGCATATAGCACAGCTAGAACGGGTGTATTTGTGTGACACGGTTACAGTGCTGTTTGAACGACTCGGAATTGAAACGACAGCAAAAGTCACAAAAACAGACTACAATGTGCTGCTGGACAGATACAATGAAATCTATCTTGGTGAGAATACACATAGTCTGGCCAGCACAATTGCAGAGCTTGATTCGGATCTTTCGGCAACTCAGAAATCAGCAATTGATAAATCCGCACTAAAAAGAGCCGTAGAAACTGCAACGGCGCTGATTACCGGCGAGTCCGGCGGTTATGTTGTCTTGCACCATAATGCAAATGGGTATCCGTATGAAATACTCATTATGGATACAGATAACATTGCAACGGCTACAAAGGTCTGGCGCTGGAATAATGCCGGGCTTGGATACAGCAATCACGGATACAACGGCCCGTATGGTTTGGCCATGACCCAGGCGGGTGAAATCGTTGCTGACTATATTAAGACCGGTGAATTGTCGGCTACGCTTGTAAAGATTCTTGGATCTGACGTGTTCTTTTGGGACGCGGCCAACATTTTCATTAAAAACCCCCTGAACACCAATCAGCAAATTCGTATTGGACAATATGACGGCACGCATTACGGTATTGCCTTTACGCAGGATGGCGGCACAACATGGGTGACATCTCTTGATTTTGATGGTGGTAATGCGGGCGCTCTGAAAACAGGATATCTCGAAGCCTCGCGGATACGAGCAGGCACGATTACACTGTCAATGCTGGCATCTGCAGCCAAGAGCAATTTGGCCAACTCCGAGCAGATCATCTATAAGAGCCAGGCTGAAAGCGCTGCAGCTCCAGCGGCAACTACAATATGGGTCACTGATACATCCGGTGGCAATAACACGTGGACATTAGTAAGGCCTGAGTACTCCCAGACGTATCCCAAACTGTATGTAGCTTTACAGCGAAAAGATGCGGCCGGAACCATAACCTGCACAACCCCCGCGCAGGATAAGACT